ACAAACTTAAGTGGTACAATTGGTACTGTTACAACTCTGAATAGTACCAATGCTACTTTAACAAACTTAAGTGGTACAATTGGTACTGTTACAACTCTGAATAGTACCAATGCTACTTTAACAAACTTAAGTGGTACAATTGGTACTGTTACAACTCTGAATAGTACCAATGCTACTTTAACAAACTTAAGTGGTACAATTGGTACTGTTACAACTCTGAATAGTACCAATGCTACTTTAACAAACTTAAGTGGTACAATTGGTACTGTTACAACTCTGAATAGTACCAATGCTACTTTAACAAACATTAATTCATCTGGAATTAGTACACTAGGAGTTACAAGTACTACTAATTTAACCACACAGCAATTAAATATATCTGGGATATTAACCGTATCAAATCTAAAATATCCAACATCAGATGGAATTGCTGGCCAATCTATTGTTACTGATGGTTTTGGAAACTTGTCTTTTGCACCTAGTTTGGGTGCTTTTGATAATAGAATTTATGTTTCTATTACAAAAGGAAATGATGCGAATGATGGTACTCTTTTACCAGTACAAACTATTAAAAAAGCAGCACAATTAGCATCGCAGAGAGGTGGAAAAGTTGTAATATTTGTTGAGACTGGTGATTACGTAGAAGATAATCCCATTATTCTTTATGAAGATGTTAGCATTATTGGGGATAATATTAGAAATACTATTGTAAGACCTCAAAGTGCCGGAAAAGATATGTTTAGGGTTCGTAATGGAGCCTATGTGTCTGGAATTACTCTAAGAGATTACGTTATTAGTGGGGTTCCCCAATACACTTTTGACTATGCTTTATCATTTGATGATCCATTAGATGCAACAACTTCTAGAGTTGGATATGCAGTTACAGATACTAAACCCGTAATTACAAGATCTCCATATATTCAAAATTGTTCAGTAATTTCTTTCTTGGGCGGTAATGGAATTTTGGTTGATGGGAATAAAGTTGTCACACCAAATACACCAACTATTCCAAATGAAGCAGAAAATCCTGCGATTGGTGGAGTTCCTGAACAAGGAAAATCTATAGTTGCAAATGCTTTTACTCTAGTTTCTTTTGGTGGTATTGGATATAGAGCAATTAATGATGGATATGCTCAATTAGTATCTTGTTTCCAAATTTTCTGCCAAGATGGATCTTTATCTGAATCTGGTGGATATCTCTCTATTACAAACTCTGCTACAAACTTTGGAACTAATGCACTTAGATCCAAAGGATTTAGTCCAAATTCTTTTGTATTTGATAGAGGAATTGTTGCTGCAAATTCTGTAGTTGATGGAAATCAATCTTTAAAAATTGTTGGTTTGGGTGGAAAAGAACAAACAAATTATGTTCTTCGTTTTTATAATCAAAGTTATCAAGATGTAACTGGTACTTTTAAAAGTGTTGGATATTCTACCACTTTTGATGGTGTTTCGGGAATTAACACAGTTTCAAATGAAATTACAATAACATCTCATAATCTCACAGATTCTGATACAGTTCTTTATATAAAAAGTTCTTCTGGTGCTATTGGTGGATTGGTGGATAAAAAAGAATATTTTGTAGATTATGTTGGTATTAATACCATTAAACTTTATGAAGATATTAGTTTAACTAAAGTTGTTGATCTGACTAATACATCTTCTGGTATTCATACGTTACAGAAGTCAAATAATGAATTTTTTGTAGAAAATATTCCATCTTACCATAATAATTATCAAGAACTTACTTTAGATTCAAGTTCATATGCTTTTGTTCCTGGAAGATTAATTACACAAACATTTACTAGTGCTTCTGGATATGCAGTAACATTTACTTCTAATAAACTTCTTGTTTCAGTACAAAGTGGTGTAGATTTTAATACTGTAGGAACAATTCAAGATCATAGCCCATCACCACAAACAGCATCAGTTACATCTGTTGTTGGAATTACATCTTATTATACGATTGATGTTACGGTTGGAACGACAGAAACTGGAGAAAGTATTCAAAATGTATCATCTCTACCTGAAAATTATTTCTGTTATTTCCATCGTCCAAGTATTATTAACTCATCTTCTCATACTTGGGAATATGTTGGATCTGGAAATGATTATAATGCACTTCCACAAAATGGTGGAATTGTTGACTCTACAAAAGAGCAAGTATCTGAAAGGGGCGGCCGAGTTTATACTTCAGGAACAAATGAACTTGGTGACTTTAAAGTAGGTGATGCAATTACAGCATTTAATAGAACTGGAAATATTATATTTAATAATACTGTTACAATCGGTGAACTAACAAGCCTTAAATTTAAAATTGGAAATAGTCCGGAAATTACAGAAGTATCTGCTGATATTGGTTTAGGTGATAACGAACCTGGTGGCGCTCAAGACTATAGACTTAGCACACAAAAGGCACAAAGAACATTTTTAAATGATCGTCTTGGCGATTTTATTGATAAAAATGCATCTACAAGTTCAGTACCAAATGCAGTTGTTATTTTAAATTCTTCCGGACAAATTAATTCTGAATTAATTTCTGTCGCAAGAGAATCTGGATATTATATCAGTACAATAACTGATGCAAGATTGTCGTTAGTTGATGATGTTCCACCAAAAGATTTACTTTCTGGAGATCTTGTTGTTGAATCTACGGGAATTGGAACTCTAACATATAGATTAATCAACGATAGAGATAGTCAATATCTAGTTCTAAGTGATTCTACAAGAAATTATAATTTTACAAATGGTACACAAATTGTATCTGCAAATAATAATGTTGCAATTGGAATTGTAACTACACCTCATAATGTTGGATACGGAACTACTGGATTAGTTAAGGGTGTATTAGTTCTTAGTACACTATTATCTGGTGGATCTGGTTATGTGCAGGGAACTTATAACAATGTTTCAATTGCGACATCAACGGGTATAGGAACATCGGCAGTTGCAAATGTAACCGTTAATTCTTCTGGGCAAATTATAGATGTTGATTTTGTATTTGGTGGGAGAAATTATGCTGCAAATGATATATTAAGAATTACAAGTGTTCCAATAAGTGGAACAAATTATGCAACTGTTACTGTTAATTCTGTAGAGACTAGATTATATACAAAACTAACAAATAATACCAAATTTGCTGCATCTATAACATCTCCAGATTTTATTTCAGATAATGATGCTATAGGATTATCTACAGATATAAGTGTGGGGTATTCTACATCATTTAATTCTTTAAGTGATATTGATACAACTCAAAATAGAATTATTGTTGGTGTAAATACATTTTCTGACGGAGATCCTGTCATTTATAATATTGGTGCAGGATCTGTAATTGGAGGATTAACGAATAATCAAACTTATTATATTAAAAAGGTTGGAATAACTTCTGTTGAACTTTATACAAATTATGGACTTTTAAATATTCTTGATTTGACCAGCACTGGAACTGGAACACACTCTTTAACAAGATCTGGAGTAAATACAAGCTCTAATTTTATAACTTTACTAAATCACGGTTACTCTACTGGAGATGCTGTTAAAGTTGTAGGTGTAGGATTACCTTCAGGACTTACTTCAGGATATTTCTACTTTATTGGATCTGTAATTACAAATGGGTTTACTCTGCATAGTTTAAGAGGAGATGCACTTGCTTCAATTAATGGATTGTCTGTAAGTGCTGTTTCTCTAGGATCTACAGGATCTGGAATTGCCACCTTTACAAAACAAAATGTTCAATATAATAAAGTAGTTAATACTTCTTCAACAAGCGCAAGTAATTATTCGGTAATCTCAGGAACTAATATTGACGCATCTAATATTATTTCTGGAACTATTTCACCAACTCGTCTTGGAAGTGGATCTGCTACTATTGATACGTTTTTATCTGGAAATAGCACCTTCCAAAAAGTTGTAAAAGGTGTTGGAATTGGAACTACTGAACCATTTACAGTTACTGGAACTTCTTTTGATGCTTCATCGGGGATTACAACCTACTATGGAAATGTAAATCTTAAATTAAATCGTGTTGATGGTATACTTGGAGATGTAAATTACACAAACGTTGGAGTTTCTAAATTTAAGAAATCAACATTTGCTTTTGATGGTGATGGTGCAGTAAGAATTAAAACTTCTGCCCAAGGAGGTGATGTTGATGCAGATAAGTTAGATGGACAAGATGGATCCTATTATCAAGATCCAAATAATCTTACAAGTCCAGTTCCTTTAAACAAAGGTGGTACAAATCTAACATCAACTCCTGTTGCGGGAACTATTCTTGTTGGCAATGGTGCTGGATATGATCTTACGAATAATCCAAATATAACAGGAAATCTCACTGCAGTCTCTCTTGGATCAACTTTCCTTACAGTTTCTGGAATTACTACATTAGGTGTAACAAGTACTACTAATTTAACTTCACAACAATTAAATGTTACTGGAGTTTGCACTTTTGCGACAGTAAATGCAACAAATTTTAATTCTAGTAATGTTATTAGTGCTATTTCTGTTGGATCAACTTTCCTTACAGTTTCTGGAATTACTACATTAGGTGTAACAAGTACTACTAATTTAACTTCGCAACAATTAAATGTTACTGGAGTTTCTACATTTTCTGGTATTACAACTCATACAACATCACTCTTTGGAACTCAAGCATCATTCAGTGGTATTGTAACAGCTAATAAATTTATTGGTGATGGTAGTAGTTTAAGTAACGTTATTTCTGGAGTAGAGTTAAGAAAAAATAATGTAAGTGTCGGCACTGCACTTACAGTTATTAACGTTAATGGAGGAACTTTATCAATTACTGCATCTTCTGGAGTGGCTACAATCACTTCAAATGCTGCTGGATCTGATAATCAAGTTCAGTACAGATCATCTGGAGATTTTGCAGGATCTTCAAATTTAACATTTAATGGAACTAATTTGGTAGTCGGATCTGCAATTACAATTAATTCTACGGGAATTGATTTATCTTCAACAACTTTAGATAAAGCAGTATTAAAAAATTATGTTGAAGCTACTAGTGCATTAGGAAATACTGGAACTGCTGCGACTATTAATTTAGCTAACGGAAACGTGTTTACTGCAACATTGACAGGTAATTGTACGTTTACATTTACTACAGGTGTAACTTCAGGAACTGCATCATTTACGTTAATATTGGCAAATGATACAACCGCAGGAAGAACGATTGTATGGCCAGCATCAGTAAAATGGCCAAATAACGTAACTCCATCAAGAACAACCACTGCCAATGCAACTGATATTTGGTCCTTCTTTACTCCAAATAATGGAACAACTTGGTACGGTAATATCGCCCTATATAACTTTACATAATATTATATCCAAATATGAACAAACAATATATAGATTTTATTGGATTATATGAAAATGTGTATCCTGATGGTTTTTGTCATCACTTAATACAAGAATTTGAAAGACTATTTCAATCTGGAGTTGGATCTGATCGGCAAAAATCTGAAGAAATTGATAAGACAAAAAAGCAAGATGAATTTCTCTTTTTGAATTTAAAAAATCATTCATTATCAAGTTTTAATAATGAATCGTCTTTATCTATTTTTTGGGAAGGACTTCAAAAGTGTTATGATGAGTATAGTTCAGAATTTGATATTTTGAGAGATCTTCCAATTAGATGCACTTCTGTAAAAATGCAAAAAACAATTCCGGGTGCCGGATATCATATTTGGCATTCTGAACAAAATGGGGGAGATCTTGCAAATAGAATCTTGGCTTATAGTTTATATCTAAACACATTGGGAGAAAATTGTGCAGGAGAAACTGAATTTTTATATCAAAGATTGAGAGTTCCTCCCAAAGAAAATTCAATTGCAATTTGGCCAGCTGCTTACACTCATACTCACAGAGGAAATGTAGTTCACGGAAACGAATCAAAGTATATTGTAACAGGTTGGTTTTATTTGGATTAAGTAATAAATAATTTTAGAAATAAAGAAATACTAAAATGCCATTAGGTGCCAGTGGAAAATCTAGATCTCCAGGATTTATGGATCGTGCGAGTTCTATTACCTTCAATGCTCCGGGAAATTTTACTGCTCCTTCAAGATTAAGAACTTTAAGTGTTTCTGGAAGAGGTGGAGCAGGAAATCCTGGAAATCCTGGATCTGCAGGAAATGGTGGTGGAGGAGGTGGAGGCGGTAATGGTGGTAGCGGTGGAAATCCAGGAAATCCGGGAAATTCTGGATCGGGTGGTAATGCAGGAAATCCAGGAAATCCCGGAAATAGAGGTTTGTCAGGAGCCCCTGGAAATTCTGGTAGTGGTGGTGGAGGTGGCGGTGGCGGTGGCGGTCTGGCTGCTGGCCGCGGCGGATCCATCGCAGGAGGTGCAGGAAATCCAGGAGGTTCTGGTAGTGGACCATCTGGTGGTTCTGGTGGATCTGGAGGCAATGGAGGTAGGGGTGGAACTCCTGCAAATCCAGGAAATCCAGGAAATTCTGGAGGATCGGGTAATACAGGATCTTCGGGAAACCCCGGTAATCCTGGAAATCCAGGATCTGGTGCCAATCCAGGAAATTCAGGATCATCAGGAAATCCAGGATCTGGTGCAAATCCAGGAAATTCTGGATCAGGAGGTAGTGGTGGAAATCCGGGAAATCCCGGAAATGCAGGAACTACTGGATCTAATTCATCAGTATTTGGATTAATTTTTCCTGGAGGCGCAGGGGGATCTGCAGGAACAGGTAATCCTGGTGGAACTGGAAATTCTGGAAATCCAGGAAATCCAGGAAATAATGGATCGGGTGGTGGAGCAGGAAATTCTGGAAATCCGGGAAATAATGGTACAGGTGGAAATGGTGGTGCCGGTGGCGTGGGTGGTCCAGGAGGGCCTGGTGGATCTGGAGGTTCTGGCGGTTCTGCTGGGGGAGGGAGTCCGTCCGGTGGATCTGGTACTCCTGGAGTATTTCCTGGTGGATCTGGAGGCAGTGGCGGTAGTAGTTCATTCAGCCCCGGTGGAGGTGGTGGGGGTGGTGGAGCAGGTTTCTTTTCTAGCTTTGAATCCCCCTCTCCATTAGGAAATCCGGGAAATCCAGGATCATCAGGAAATCCAGGATCTGGTGGAAATCCAGGAAATTCTGGATCTGGTGGAAACCCAGGAAATCCAGGAAATCCTGGTGGATCGGGCAGTTCCAATCCTGGAGGAGCAGGATCTGCAGCAAATACGACTAATTTGGCATCTGTGATTACTGGAGGACAAACTTATCCAGTTACAGTTGCTCCAGGAGGATTCGTAACAATTACCTGGACAACTCAATAAATAGTAAAAGATTTAATTATTTTTTTGATATGCCAAAAAAAGAAGAAACTGCAATTCGTAAAAGAATCAATCAAATGTATGAAGAAAATGAGTATGCAAATCTTCAACAAAACAAGAATCGTGCTCGTTCAATTACTGTAGGAACTGCTTTTGGTGGTGCAATTGAAGTTAATATGAGAGGTGATTATCATTCATTATGGTGTATTTTGAGTCCAGTAGAAGCAATTGAAATGCTAGAACAAATAGCAGCTGCTGCCGGAGTTCAAGTTGCAACAAAACCAAAAGATGATTATAGTGCTTGGAGGGGATGGGATGTTGATAATATAGATCACGTTCATTGGAAAGGTGCTGCTCCTTGGCAAGTTTCTCCTGAAAATAAAAAATCTGATAAGCAGTTGGAAGCAGCAAAAGAAGTCAAACAACTTCCACCATCAAAAGAGGAAATAAAAGAAGAATTTAAAAAACAAGTTAAACAAAAATCCACAAAGGAATCCATAGAAGAAATTCAAAAACCACAACAAAGAAGATCAACTAGAAAAAGAGTAAAAGAATGACTAGAAAAAATTTTTATGTCTTGGTTGACAGAAATATTAACAAGGTCTTAAATCACCCAGTAAAGTTACCAGAAAATTGGGAAAATATTCACGGAATGGAGTCATTAAGTGATGAAGAATTATCTGATTTGGGTTGGGCAGGCCACGAAAATTTTGGATGGATTAAGTTTGATTCAGATTTTTCATTTACATTTGAATTTGCTGAATACTGGTTAGAATTTGCAAAGAATTCAATTAAAAATGAATATGCGGGTCAAAGATGGGAAGCAGAAAATCGTGGAATTTTATATAAAAATATTTTAATTAATACCGATGAAAGAACAAAAACTGCGATTCTTTTAAAGACGCAAATAGTTGCATCATCACCAGAAAAAACTTTTAGTTGGAAACACAATAATTCTACAGTAGAATTTACTTCTAATGATATTATTTTTATTGCAAATGCTCTTAATGACTACACACAAAAGTGTTTTGATCTGGAAGCAGCATTAATTTCGCAAATTGATGCTGTAGAATTTCCTTCAGATTTGCCCCAATTTGATTTGGAAATTGACTGGCCTTCAAATCATTACGAATAATTAAAATAAGATCTTTAAAATTTAAAAAAATATTCTTTATCTCAAAACTTTGAAAATGATTTCATCATATTTTATTGCACCTAAATTTAATTTGGATCAAATTGCACCAATTATAGATCCAGAAGATTTTAAATATAAGACTCAAGATTTTTGGTACCTAAAGAGATATGATTATCAAAATTTTGCGTTTATTGATGATGTTTTTTGTGAAGATCAATTGGATCAAATTATCAGATTTGGAAATTTATATGCAGAAGAGCTGGCAAGAGTTGGTGGAAATATTAGTCAGGTAAATTCAGATGTTCGTATGTGTAAATTGTCGTGGATGTTTGCCAATAAACATACCGAATGGATTTACAGAAAAATTACGGATGCGGTGAATCAAATAAATGATCAATTCTTCCAATTTGATTTAACAAAATTAGAAACTTTTCAATTTACAAAATATAAAGAAGAAGATAATGGTTTTTATGAAAAACATATAGATCCAATATCAGGAACTAATGTGCCAGAAAATCGTAAATTGAGTTTGATTCTTCAACTTTCTGATTCAGGTGACTATGAAGGTGGAGATCTTTGTTTATATACAGGGAAAGAACCAACAATTATAGAAAAGAAAAGAGGCAGAATAATTTTTTTCCCATCTTATACGTTGCACGAAGTTAAACCTGTTACTAAAGGAACAAGATATACTTTAGTTGGTTGGGTTCACGGTCCCGCATTTAAGTGAGGTAATTATGATTTTCCAAAGAAAAGGATACCAAGTAATAGAAAACTTTCTTGAATTGGATTTTGTTAATTTTATTCAAGAATATTTTTTTGTAAGAATTAATGCACAACAATCTGTTGTTGATCCTCAGGCACCTTTTAGTTATTCTTTCTATGCAGATCCATTAATTGAAACGATTTTAGGGAAATCTTGCGAACCTTTGAGTGATATTACTGGAATTAATCTTGCCCCTCAATATTCCTATGTAAGGCTTTACAAAGAAAATGATGAATTGGTTATTCATCGGGATCGTCCATCTTGTGAAATATCGGCAACTCTTGCACTTGGATTTTCTCAAGAAGAGGAAATTAACTCTATCTTTTTTAGTGAAAATGAAGACCAATCAAATGCAACAGAAATTAAATTAAATCCAGGAGATTTGTGTTTATATCGTGGATGTGATTTATATCATTGGAGACCACCTTTTAAAAATAAATGGCATCTTCAGGCATTTTTGCATTATGTTGATATAAATGGACCTCATAAAGATCTTATCTATGATGGACGATCATTTTTGGGAATGCAGAAATAATATCAAATAAATACTTTTGGACAATTTATAACTACAAGATGGCAACGTATGCAGCCAATTTTACGTTAGATAAAGGAACCGATTTTGAAGAAGAATTTAATCTCGCAGAAGATGATGGGTCTCCATTAAATCTTGTTGGTTATACTGCTGCGGCAAAAATAAGAAAATATCCAGAATCTCCAAAATATACTCCTTTTGTAATTACTTTTGTTGATAGAAGTGCCGGTAGATTAAAAATATCTTTAACGAATTCTCAAACATTAAATTTGAGTAGTGGTAGAAATTATTATGATTTAATTCTTATAGATGGTAGTTCTAAAATAAGAAAAGTAGTAGAGGGAAATATCATTGTAAATGAAACAACATCCGTTGGAATTCTTGATAGTAGTAATCTAGATGGCCTTGGAAATATTGATATTAGTAACGTTCAAGATGGTTACGTTTTAATGTATGATCTAAATCAAAACAAATATATATTTGTGGATCCTGATGTTGTTTTATCAAAATCTGTAGAAGATGATTCATTACCTCAAGAATTTGTTGATCAACTTGATGTTGATTTAGATAATAGAATTAATTTAGACTCAGGAGAATTTTAATGACAATTAACGTTAGGATTTCTTCTAGACCAAAAATAAAGGTAAGAACATCAATTGCTGTTCCTGAAAGTTTAAGTGGTGTGGATAATGTTGATATTGATAATATTCAAGATGGATATGTATTAATGTATGATGACAACTTAAAAAAATATGCATTTGTAGATCCTGATATTCTTTTATCAAAATCTGTAGAAGATGATTCATTACCTCAAGAATTTGTTGATCAACTTGATGTTGATTTGAACAATAAAATAGATTTTGATGGGGGCGGGTTTTAAATAAATATTTTTAAGGATAAACAAATTTCAATTTAATCTAATATGGACTTTGAATCACTCAAAATAGATTTCACAGTCCTTGCTGATGGATATGTATTAATTTTTGACGAGCAAAAACAAAAATTGATTTTTGTAGATCCTGATGAAGTTTTAAAAAAATCTGTTGAAGATAATACCCTACCTCAAGATTTTATTGATAAACTTGATGTTGATTTAGATAACAAAATTGATTTCGATTCTGGAAATTTTTCAGATTAAAAAAAAAATAAATAAGTATAATGAAGAATGTTTATGATATAAAATAATTTTTTTTGAATTGATTTTGGTACTACTAGTAGTTTGTTCGTTCATTTAAACAAGGAAACAAAAATGGCTTCTCCAACAATTCAGTTAAAAAGAGGTCTGTTTGTAAACCTTCCAGCCTTACGTGCTGGTGAACCAGGTTTCACAACAGATCAATACGACCTTTTTCTTGGTACTGGTGCTGGTACTACAGCATCAAATAAATTCTATGGTTCATCCCGTTATTGGACTCGTGAAAACGGCACCAATGCTCTTGAGTTCAAATTAGTAGATAAAAATGGTAGCAACGGAGTTTCTCTTCGTGCTCCCGCAACAGTCGCTACTCCAGTAACCTATACACTTCCTGAAGGAGGTTCACCTGCAGGATATTTCCTGAAATTAGGTAATTCTGGAGTTCTTGAGTGGGCATCAGTTACCAGTGGTGCTTCTTTTGATGGTGCATCTCTCACTAATGCCACATTTAGTGGAATTTCAACTTTTAGTGGATTAATTGATGCTAATGCAGGTCTTGATGTTACCGGTCACGCTGAACTTGATGATTTTAATGTCAGTGGTGTGGGTACAATTGCAACTGCTGATATTAATGGTGGTAATATTGATGGTACTGTAATTGGTGCTTCAAATGCTGCTGCCGGTACTTTTACGCATCTTAGTTACGATAGTTCTTCAACTGCTGGTATTTCAACAGTAGGTTCACTTTATGTTGGTGCAGATAAAGTTTTATCTGACGAAGGTGGTAATTTAACTCTTTCAAATATTGAAGCAATTGATGCAACAACGAAAGCAACTCTTGAAGCAAGTCTTGCGTTGGATCCCAACAATTTTGATAGTCTCTATGTTACTGGTATTTCCACTCTTGCTGGAAATGTCTATTTGGGTGATAATTCCTCAGATAATATTGATGTAGTTGGTAAGTTTGTTTCTAATCTTGTTCCAAGTGCAGATGAAACCTATGATATTGGTATTGGAACTCAGAGATGGAGAAATGGAAGTTTTTCGGGTATTGTAACTGCATCTGCCGGTGCTGTGTTTGATGGAGTTAAGATTGGTGTTGACGGCGCAAATGTCATTAGCACTGGATCTGGTAATCTCACATTGAATTCTGCTGGTGGAACCACAATTATTGATGACGCAGTTACGATTCAGAACAATCTAACTGTAAATGGTAACGTAACCATTGGTGGTACTACAATCACTCTTAAGGGTGAAGATGTTTATATTGAGAACAAGGATATTGTTCTTGGATATACAACATCAATTACTCCAACTGATGATACTGCAAATCACGCAGGTGTTGCAATTGCTTCTACTGAAGGTACTCCACTAGTTTCATTTACTGCATCAGGAATCAATACACTTCCTGATACTTATAAGCAAATGATGTGGTTCAAGAGTGGAACTCTTGGATTTAGTACTGATGCATTTGGATTTAACTATGGTGTAGCGATTGGAACCACAACAATGGCGAATGGTGTTCGTCTTGCTGTCGGTTCTGGTATCACAATGAGTGATGCTTCAATTTCTGCAACCAATGGATATTTTAATACCATTTCGGCATCTAATATCAATGCTACTATATCTTCACCTGATATTAATATTACTGGTATTACCACTACCGGTACATTAGTATTGAGTGGCACTCCTGGTATTGGCATTACTGGTATTTCTTCAAGCACAACTCTTGCAGAAAACAGCAATGCATACTTACCAACACAAGCAGCAGTTAAGGCATATGTTGATAACCTTGATTTAGACATCAGCATTGCTGGTGACAATGGACTTGGTGGTTCTGTTAGCACAGCCGATACACTTTCAATTTTTGGAACTGCGAATCAAATTGTAACTACTGCATTGACTACAGATTTTACAATTTCACTTGCTAGTGATGTAGTTGTTGGTACTTCTTTAAGTGTTCCAACAGTTAAGACTGCTACTGTTCAGCATTCAAACGGAACTCAAGCATTAACAATTGATGCTTCAGGTAACGTCGGAGTTTCCACAAACTTAACTGTTAGTGGAAATCTTTTTGTTAATGGAACAACAACCCAAGTTAATACCACTTCACTGACTGTTGAAGATACTTTGGTTGAACTTGGAATGGTTGATGGATCTGCTCCAGGTTCAGACCTGAATAAGGATCTTGGATTAGTCCTCAACTATTACAGTGGTTCTGCTAAAAAGGCAGCAGTTTACTGGGATGACAGCACTAGCAGAATTGCTTTTGCTGATGATGCAACCGAAGCAGCAAGTGTTATTACTGCTACCACTTATGCAACAATTCTTGCTGGTGGATTAGAAATTAATAATGCTTGCACTGGTGGCACTGATGAAGTTATTTCTTGTGTCGGTGGTGAACTTGCTCTCAGCAACATCGTTGTTGATGGTGGTTTATTCGTCTGATAGTCAATTAAGACTCATTTAAAGTTAATAAATAGGGGAAGAGAAATCTTCCCCTTTTTTTATGAATGAGCAAGAACTTAAGAATATTATCGTTGTTTATCAGCAAAAATTAAATGAATTAATAGCACAAAATATTGCATTAGAAGCAAAAATAATGAGTGCAAATCAAGCAATTGAAGTTTTAACAAAAAAAATAAACGAATTAAACACAGCAGAACAATCAAAATCAAAAAGAGTAAATAAAAATTCTGATGAGTTTTAAATTCATCTAAATAATAAAAACAACTGATATATATCAGTTTAATTTTTAAGGTAAATACCTAATATGTGGAGAATCGTGAATGGCAGCACCTATAATTAAAATAAAAAGGTCGGCAGTTCCTGGTAAAAAGCCAACTTTAGAGCAATTATCTTTAGGGGAATTAGCTCTTAATACTGATTCTGGTGAAATTTATGTTCGCAGAGAAAGAGAAAGTGCGGTTGGAATCAATTCAGATATTGTTTCAGTAAGTGCCGGAACAACAGTTACAAATATTTTATATGTTACAACAGATGGAAACGACTCCAATACAGGAAGAAAACTTGGAGACGCAAAAAGAACAATCGGAGCAGCACTTGAATCAGCAACAACAGGAACAGTTGTTAAAGTTAGTGCTGGATCTTATCTAGAAAATAATCCATTAATAATTCCAGAGCAAGTCTCAATCGTTGGTGACAGTTTAAGAGAAGTATCAGTATCTCCACAAAATGCAAATCAAGACTTGTTTTATGTTTCTAATGGAAACTATATTGCAGAGATGTCTTATACGGGCACACTAAATTCTGGAAAAGCAATCTTTGCATTTAATCCAGATAAAGTAGGATATTTCAATCAATCTCCATATATTCAAAACTGCACAAACTTTATTCCAAATAGTATTGGTTTAAAGATTGATGGTTCTAAGGCAATAGGGCCATTAAAATCAATGGTTCTTGATTCATACACTCAATATAATCAGGGAGGAATTGGTTGTTCTATTACTAATGAAGGATATGCCCAATTAGTTTCACTTTTTACAATTTGTGATGATATTGCTGTTTATTGTGGATCTGGTGCTGCTTGTGATCTAACAAATTCTAACTCTTCTTTTGGAAATTATGGTTTAGTTGCAGACGGAGTTGGCCCAAGAAAGTACACAGGAATTATTACATCACAAGCAAATGCAAATTCAGATACTTTTGTTTTGGATTTAAATGTTCCAACTCTTGAAGTAACAAATGCTCTTTACAATAATGTAACAGGTCTCACGACAATTACTGTAGGAACAAATCATAATTTTAGTGTTGGAATGGGTGTTTCAATTGTTGGATTAGCATTTACTTGTTCATCGGGACCTGGAATTGTAACTTATCCTTCAGGAAATAAAGGATATATTTTTGAAGTTGTTGGTACTCCATCTCCAAATTCTTTTGAAGTTTATGTTGGTGTTTCTACACTTCAGCATACTTATTCTTCAGGAGGAACCGTTAAAATTAATGTTTCTAGACCTTTTGATGGGCAAGTAGTTTATTTTGAAAATCTTTATTATACTGTTGGAAGTGTCACTGTAAGTTCTGGTGGCACTGGATATACTGGAAATGCTGATGTGACGATTGGTTCTCCTGAACCATCTTGGGGAATCTCTGCAACTGCAGTGGCAGAAGTTAAGAATGGTTCTGTAGTTTCTGTTGAAATGGTATCCAGTGGAAGAGGATATGGATCAACTCCACCAAATGTAACTTTCAGTTCTCCTAATGTTGGAGAAAACTCTGCTACAGGAATCGCAAATCTGATTCCAACATATTATGTAATTCAAAGTTCAACACCAGTTTCTGTAGGTATTTGTACAATTACTCTTACTGATAATGTTCCTTATATTGTAGGTGTTGGAACTACTGTCCCCTTCTTTAAACAAAGTCGTGTATTAGCATCAGGACATTCTTTTGAATATATTGGATCTGGAACAAATATTGCATCTGCTCTTCCAGCAGCTGGCGGAGTTGCGATTCAAGCAAATGAAACTGATGTTAGAAATGGTGGATTAGTTGTATATACATCCACAGATCATTCTGGTAATTTTAGAATTGGTGATGGAGTGATTGTAAATCAACAAACCGGAACTATTTCTGGAACATTTTATTCCAAGAGTTTATTTTCATCTATCACACCATTCATACTCGCATTAGGAGGGGACTAAAAAATGGCATTAGCATTAAATGTATTTCAAACAGTTACCGCAGTTGTTGGTATAGCATCAACAGAAATTTATACAGCGCCAGTTGGATATACTGGTGTAGTTCTCTTAGCACAAGTTGCAAATGTTGGAGCATCTTCACACGATATAACTCTTATTCATCGTAGAAGTTCTACTGATACTGAAATGTTAAAGAATTATCCAATTGCCGCAAATGATACTGCAAATCTTCTTTCTGGAAAATTGGTTCTTGAGGCAGGAGATAAATTGGTGTTATCGGGTAGTAATGCAACTAATTTGAAATTTATTGCAAGTATTTTAGAAACTCTCAACTAATATAAGAAAATGGCAAAAGGATATCTCAGTAATCGTCAAAAAAATTTAAAACTTGGCATTAGTTCTTATACAGAAAATAATACTGTATTAGAGGTTATTGGGAAAGTTGGTATTGGAACTACAAATGCATCGTCAAAACTTCACGTTATTGGTGATGTTCAAATTACAGGAGTTACTACTCTAAACAAACTTGATGTCAATCAATTATCACCGGATGGATCTGATTTTGGAACATTTCAATATGTTCCAGTTGCAAATAATAGTGGTGGATGGAGTTGGCAACCACTCACAAGTGCTGGTGGTGGAACTTTAAGTGGAATTAATATTTTAGATAATGGAGTTATTGTAGGAACTGCAGGAAGCATTTCATCTTTAGATTTTGGAACTAATATTGTTGCCACCGCAACTCCTGGTGGATCAATTTCAACTATTAATCTTTCTGAAAATTTAGAATTAATTAGTTTAAATAATTCTGGTATTTCTTCATTTGGATTTTTTCAAGATGAACAAACTCTTACAAGGAATGCAACCTTAGCCGATAATGTAAAATATTACACACTACATAGTAAAATTATTGTAGGATCTGGTACTACTTTAACTCTTGGTGCAGGAACTACAATTGTAGTGGATAGACTCAATAATCTTGATAATATCAAGGCACTTTCTCTAGTATCCTCTGGTATTGTTACAGCTCTAAATTTTAGTTCATCTTCTGATTTAGTATTAAAAGAGAATATTTCTCTTATTGAAAATCCAATTGAAAAAATAATGAAAATTGATGGAGTTAATTTTTATTGGAAAAATAATAAAGAACAATCAATGGGCGTTATTGCTCAACAGATTGAGAAAGTTTTACCTGAGTTAGTTTCGGATTCGCATTTTGGAAAAACTGTAAATTATAATGGACTTATTGGATTGTTAATAGAGGTTGTAAAAGAACAGCAAAATCAAATTGATGATCTCAAAAAATCTACTCAAAAGAGTACTCGTAAAAAAAACACAAATAAATAATTTAAAGATTATTCTAAAAAAATGTCAGAAATAGTAGTAGATAAAATTTCTAGTTCATCGGGAACATATAATATTGATTTAACCAATGGACTTTCTTCAACTGATGCAGCTTTTACTGGTATTGTAACAGCAACTTCATTTGCTACTGGTAGTCAAGGTTCTGCTATTATTATTGATAGTACTAGTATAACTGGACCTTCCACTATTACTCTTGATCCTGCAGCAATTGGTGATAATACTGGTAAAGTCTTAATTAAGGGTGATCTTCAGGTTGATGGAAATACGACGACAATTAGTTCTACAACAATTACAATTAATGATAAAAATATTCAGATTGCTAATGGGGCAATTGATGATGCAACAGCTGACGGTGCTGGATTTACTGTAAATTCCGGAGAAGGAAATAAAACTTTTCAATTTAATGATGCAACAGATGCATTTAAATCTAATATTTCTCTAGATGTTGCTTCGGGTCAAGTTTACAAAGTTAATGGTACTGAAGTTCTTTCTGCAACTGGATTAGGAACAGAAATTATTAATTCTTCACTAACTTCCGTTGGAACTCTCATCAAACTTGATGTTGGTAATGTAAATTCTACAGGTATTGTAACTGCTTCTGGTGGTTTCTCAGGAAACGTTACTGGCAATGTAACCGGTAATGTTATTGGAGATGTAACGGGCACAGCAACAACTGCAACAAATGCTGTACAACTCCAAACAGCAAGAACAATTAGTTTAACTGGTGACGTAGTTGGTGAAGTTTCATTTAATGGCACTTCAAATGTCTCAATTGCAGCTACTATTCAACCAAATTCAGTCGGACTCGGAACAGACACAACTGGTGATTATGTTGCTACAATTGCTGACTCTGGTTCTTCAGATATTGTAGTTAGTAATTCTGGAACAGAAACTGCTGCGGTAACTCTTGGACTTTCAACAACTGGTGTTGCTGCTGGTTCATATGGTTCTGCTTCTGCAATTCCTACATTCACTGTTGATTCAAGAGGACGTTTAACTACTGCTGGATCTGTTAATGTTGCAACTGCATTAACTGTTACTGGTGATTCTGGTTCCGAAATCATTAATCTGGGTAGTGAATCTTTATCAATTTCTGGTGGAACCAACCTAACCTCATCTGCTGCATCTAATACAGTTACTATTAATCTTGATGATAACATTTCTCTTACGAGTGTTGTTGCATCAGGTATTGTAACTGCTACCAGCGGATTTGTAGGAGATTTAACTGGTACTGCTACGACTGCAACAAATCTTTCAAATGCTGCTAATATAACAACAGGAACTATAGACGATGCCAGATTACCTGATTTAATTACATCAAATATTAATATAACATCTGGAGTAAGTACATTTGCAACTATTCAGGCAACAACATTTGAAGGATCTTTTACTGGAACTGCTACGACAGCTTCAGTTGCAACTTACGCAATTCTTGCAGGTGTATCAACATCAGTTATTGGTGGTATTAGTTCCGTCACACAACTTCAAGTAACTGGAATTTCTACATTCACTAATGGACCAGTATTAATTGGTTCTGGAACTTCAACAGGAACTGAGTCACAATCACTTCAAGTAACTGGTGGTGCTTATGTTTCTGGTTCTATTGGTATTGGAACCACAAATTCAACATATAAATTACAAGTAAAGGGGCAGACATTACTAGGTGGAAACTCTGCCGATGCATATCTTGCCATATATGATGATAATGGTGGATCTAATATTTCTCTTGAAGCATACAATCTCGCAAATACTGTAAAGAAAGATATCACACTAAATTCATATGGTGGGAATGTTGGTATCGGAACCACAAATCCAATATCAGCACTTCACGTTATTGGTGATACAAGAATTTCTAATGATATCTATGTAGATACAATTAGAAGAAATACTGATAATAGTACAAATACAAAGATTGCACTTGATGCAGGATCTTTAAAGTTATATGCTGGTAATGGAGTCACACCAAGAGTTACAATTAATGGCGGGGTTGGAATTAATACAGATTTAAATGTTACTGGTGTAATTACAGCATCAAGTTTCTCTGGTAATGCCTCAAGTGCGACTTATGCAACGACTGCTGGTGTTGCAACAACACTTCAAAATGCAAGAACATTTGAAATCACTGGTGACGTTGTTGCCTCCGCAATTAGTTTTGATGGTTCTGGTAATGTCTCATTAGCAGCAACAATTCAACCAAATTCAGTTGGACTTGGTACTGATACCACTGGTGATTATGTAAGAGATATTACTGGAACTTCTAATCAAATTACAGTTACTTCTGGAACTGGTGAAAGTTCAACACCAATTCTAAGTCTTCCAACAAATTTAATTGCTCCACAAGATTTAACGATTACAAGAGATCTTCAAGTTAATCGTAATTTAAATGTAACAGGGAATATTACTCTTGGTGGAACAACTGCATTCATTAATGTTCAAGAATTAGTAGTTAGTGATCCTGATATTATTCTTGGGTATAGGACTGATTTAAGTGGTAATGATTCTTCAAACGATAATACTGCTAATCACGGTGGTGTTGCTCTTGCATCAACAGAAGGTACTCCATTAGTTAATCTTGTTGTTTCTGGTATTGAAACTGCACCTGCCACATATAAGAAAATTATGTGGTTTAAGGAAGGTACTTTTGCTGGACTTGGAACTGATGCTTGGTTAATTAACTATGCTGTTGGTATTGGAAGCACTCAATTCCCAACAGGAACTCGTCTTGCTGCTGGTTCAGTTCAGTTTACTGAAAATGATTTAGCAGTTGTTAGAAATATTAATGCAAGTGGTATTATCACTGCAACTAGTGGATTTGTAGGAAACTTAACTGGTAACGTAACGGGTAATATCAATTCCTCCGGAGTTTCTACAATTTCTTCATTGAGTGCAACTAACATTAATGCTTCTGGTATTGTTACAGCATCAAGTTTTGTAGGTGCTCTTACTGGAACCGCAACCTCAACCACTAATATTCCCAATTTAACTGGTGCTATTACATCTAATAACACCACAACATCATTAGGTTCCTTTACATCAGAACAATTAGCAACAGCACTTACTGATGAAACTGGTACTGGTGCTAATGTATTCGCAACAAGTCCTACATTAGTCACTCCAGTATTAGGAACTCCAAGTTCTGGTACTCTTACTAATTGTACTGGATTACCAATCAGTGGATTAACAGCATCTACTTCAACTGCATTAGGTGTAGGTTCTATTGAACTTGGTCACGCAACAGATACTACAATTTCCAGAGTTTCTGCTGGTGTAGTCGCAATTGAAGGTGTTAATGTCGTTACTGTGTCTTCAACAGATACATTAACCAACAAAACTTTAACATCTCCAACATTAACAACACCTAATATTGGTGCTGCTACGGGTACTTCATTAACTCTGAGTGGAGTTTGCACAGCAACAGACTTCAACTCAACATCTGATAGAAACCTTAAGGAAAATATCAGACCAGTTGAAGGTGCCTCTGAACTTGTTTCCAAACTTGAAGGTGTACACTTCACCTGGAAGTCAAATGGACAAGAAACCGTTGGTGTGATTGCTCAACAAATTGAAGAGCATTTACCACAACTTGTTCAAACTGGTGAGGATTACAAGTCCGTCAATTATAACGGTTTGATTGGTGTTCTAATTGAAGCTGTCAAGGAGCAAGGTACTCAAATTGCTGCCCTTCAAACAGAAATCAAAGAACTTAAAGCAGAAATAAATACTCTTAAGGATAGGATTGGAGAATGAGTGTAAGTCAAAACTTCCCAGATGAAGGACCAAGTTTATCTTTAAACTTTGCTGGTGCAGAAAAATTAGATTCACGCATTACTTTCACAAGAAGTAGCAGTGGAACTTATCTGGATCGTAATGGATTGGTTGTAACAGCACCAGCAAATTCTCCAAGATTTGAACATTCTTATAATGGAAGTAATGTTGAAAGTTTAGGGTTGTTGATTGAAGAAAGTAGAACTAATTTGGTTACTTATAGTGAACAGTTTGATAATGCTGTTTGGAGTAAAGTAAATGCAGGAATTACAACAAACACATCAGCAACGACTGCACCAGATGGAAGTAATAATGCAGATTTACTCTTACCCAATACTACTAATGCTCAACATAGACTGGATCAATCCCCAACAAGTTCAACAACCACACAAGTGTTCAGTGTTTATGCAAAATCTGGTGGGTATAACTTTGTTGGATTAAGGATAGGAAGTATAGGATCATCTTTTGATTTATCAACTGGTGAAGTATCCTCATCATCAGCTGGATCGGTTGGTTCAATACAAAATGTCGGTAATGGATGGTATAGATGTTCTATTGTAGTATCCGGTGCTCTATCAAATGATATATCTAGAATTAATGTTACAACTGCAGTAAGTCCAAGTTCATCTTTTGCAGGTGACGGAACATCAGGTATCTATATCTGGGGTGCTCAACTAGAAGCAGGAGCATTCCCAACCTCCTACATCCCCACAGTAGCATCAACAGTCACCAGAAGTGCCGATAATGCTTCTATGACTGGAACTAACTTCAGTAGTTGGTATAATTCAACAGCATCAACGGGTGGGACAATATTAGTACAAGCAAGAAGAGGTTATAGTGGTAACTTTTCTGGGTATCCAAATCTTTATACAATAAGTGACGGCACATCAAATAATAGTTATATAGCATATGGTGTTGATGCAAGCACTCAATTTACAAATTATGCTATTAATACGAGTGGAGTATTGCAAACTGATTATGTTTTTGGAACTTTATCAACAACAAACTTATTCAAGTCTATACATTCATTTGCAACAAATAGTTCAACATTCTGTGTGAATGGAAGTTTAACAACCACAGATACTTCTGTTACACTTCCTACTGTAACTAGATTAAATATTGGACAGACTAATACAGTAGGTAGTAATCTTTGGAACGGAACCATAAGTAGTTTAAGTTATTACCCCACTCGTCTTACAAATTCTCAACTTCAAAACCTAACGAAGTAAAATGGCAATATCACAAAACTTCCCATCAGTTTCACCATCACTTAATCTTAACTTCGCAAGAAGTAAGAAGTTAGATCCACGTATTACATTCACTCGTAGTTCTTCTGCAACAAGAACAAATGCACAAGGATTGATTGAAACTGTAAGTGCTAATGTTCCAAGATTTGATCATTCTTATAATTCTTCTACTGGAAGTGTGAATAGTCTTGGATTGTTGATTGAAGAAAGTAGGACTAATTTGACTACTTATAGTGAAGATTATAGTAATAATAGTTTTACTAGTGATATTTTAATTTCTACCAATACGATTACTTCACCAGATGGAGCAACTACAGCAGACACATTAACAGCAAATATAAATGGTGGTTCTAATACTTGCTATGTGGATAAAAATTTCAGTATATCTTCAAATACTGATTACACATATTCAGTATTTCTCAAAGCAGGTACAAGTTCTAAAAGCACAACAAATATATATTTTACTGGGGGCACATTTAGACAAGCAGTTCTTGAAATTACTTGGGGAGCAACACCTTCAACAGTATTAACGACAACTGGAGGAACAACAGCAACTTCTTCTTTAGTATCATATCCTAATGGTTGGTACAGAGCAATTATTACCTATAACAGTGGAAATAACACTACTGGGGGAGTTTCTAGAGTTTATGTAAGAGATCAAGGAACTTCCAATGTTTCTGGACAAACTGTTTATGCGTGGGGACATCAGGTAGAAGCAGGAGCATTCCCAACCTCCTACATCCCCACAGTAGCATCAACAGTCACCAGAAGTGCCGATAATGCTTCTATGACTGGAACTAACTTCAGTAGTTGGTATAATCAAACAGAAGGAACTATCTTAACTAACATAAAATATGATGGAGCACCAATCAGTGGTGTAATGAATAGAATTGCATTTTATCTTCGTGGTACTGGATCCGCAAATACTTGGCATGGATGGTGGGAGTCAGTAAATACAGGAGGAACAATTAATTACAATGGAACTAGTTTTGATGCCACATTAATTCAATCCGGAACTACAATTTCTCAAGGTAGTAGAGTAAAACTTATAAGTGCCATTAAAACAAATGATTTTGCATTTTCTCAAAATGGAGGAACAGTTCAAACTGACACATCAGTAATTTTACCCATTACTCATACAATTATTGATATTGGAAATTCTGGTGGTGGTAATTACATTAACGGAACCATCTCCCAACTTCTCTACTACCCAAAACGTCTCACAAACTCCCAACTTCAAAACCTCACGAAGTAAAATGTCAATATCACAAAACTTTCCAAGTACTCGTCCTTCTTTAAATCTAAACTTTGCACGTTCGCAGAAGTTAGATCCACGCATTACATTCACTCGTAGTTCTTCTGCGACTTATACTGGTGGTGATGGATTGATTAAGAGTGCTGCGACTGATACTCCAAGATTTGATTTTAATGCAACAACTGGTGAGTGTTTAGGTTTGTTGATTGAAGAGAGTAGGACTAACATATTATTGCAATCAACAACTCCCGATAATTTAGTTTCTCCTTGGGGCAAAGGTGTAAATACTACAAGAATTGGAGTTACAACAGCACCAGATGGAACAAATACTGCAGTTTATTTTTCTGGTGATGGAAGTCAAGCAAACATATTTGTAAGTCAGGGAGTCAATTTAAATGCAAATACAACTTATACTTGTTCTGTCTGGGCAAAATTAATTAGTGGAAGTGTTCCAACTGCAGGAAATATAATTTCTGCATCATTTCACAATGGAACTGCCCTTACAAGATCAAACGTTGCTTTTAACAGCAATTTAACAACTGAATGGAAGAGATTTAGCACAACATTTACAAATGTTACAGCACAAACGGGAGTCAGTATGTTTTTTCTTGCTGATCAAAATAATACAGCACAAATTGCAATATGGGGTGCTCAATTAGAAACCGGAGCATTTGCAACCTCCTACATCCCCACAGTAGCATCAACAGTCACCAGAAGTGCTGATAATGCTTCTATGACTGGAACAAACTTCAGTAGTTGGTATAATCAAAGTGAAGGTAATGTTACTTGTTCTGGAAGATTTTTATATATAAATCCACCTACTTTTGGGCAGATATTATGGGCAATTGGTGATAGTTCAACATTTAATGAAAGTATGTATGTTGTTAATGATAGTGGATCAACTGGTATTGGATTTAATATGATTGATGGTGGAGTTAATCAGTTTGCAGTTGGTAGTTCAACAATAACAGCAGGAAGTTTTAATAAAATTTCAATTTCTTATAAAACAAATGATTCCGCAGGATCTTTCAATTCATCCACTCCAACAACAGATACTTCTTGCACTTTACCGACAGTTAATAGTTTAAAAATTGGAAATGCATCTTGGGGAACATTCAATCCACTCAACGGAACCATCTCCCAACTCTCCTACTACCCAGTCCGTCTTACTAACTCTCAATTACAAACCTTAACTAAATAGTCAAAAAAACATTATGACGTACACCACATATTTCCTTAAGTTTGCTTCACAAGAAGAAGCAGAAACCAAACTAGAAGAAGTAGGATACAAAACAACTTATACTGACTTAGACGAAACAGAAAGAGTTGTTTATCGCATTCCTGATGTTCCTGGTGATATTGATATTGTTGGTGAGATTTACAATAATGATGGTGTTTATGCAACTGGTGAAGATGGTTTCCCAGTTGTAGTCACAGAACCAACAAAGAAGGAAGGATTTCATATTAACATTATTACCAGTGGAGAACTTCCAGAAGAACTTGGTGGTTATACTGTAACACCACAAAATCCTTATAGAGTTTTTGCTTGAACTAAATAATAAAAACTACCTAGTATATACGAGGACGGTAGATGGCAATTAAGATTTCGGGTACTACTGTAATTGATGACAGCCAAGGTTTAAGAATTACTGGCATCTCAACTTTTACAAACGGACCAGTTTTAGTAGGATCAGCAACATCAACAGGAACCGCATCACAACCACTTCAAGTTACTGGTGGTGGTTATGTTTCTGGCAATCTTGGAGTTGGTAATACAAATCCAGCATCAAATACACAAGTTGCAATTGCTGGAACATTAGGTATTAGTGAAGTTGGAGGTGCTGGAACCAGAACATTAATATCATCAAGTGGTAATGGATTTGTATTAAATCATAACGATAATAGCAATATTAATATTCAATCACAAGGTTCAAATAGACTTGCTTACCAATTTTCCAGTAATAGTTGGGTTATTCCTGCTACTGGAACCTCGTTAGTTATAGGGACAGGTTCTACAACAGGAACAGCATCACAACCACTTCAGGTTACTGGTGGTGGTTACTTTAGTAGTTCTGTTGGTATTGGTTCAACAAATCCAACATCCACTCTATCTGTTGGTGGAACAATCACAGAACTTTATGCAGGTCAATACTGGAACCTAGTATCTCAGGCAGATATTGGTATTGGTGCATCTCAAGTTCCACTTAATCAGTATCTAGGACAACTTGCATTCCTTGATTCTTATTCTCCATCAGGACTTAGAAGAGATGGTGGAGGTGCTGATGATGTTACTGTAAATAGTAGTGGTTTTGTTGGAGTCGGAACCACTAATCCAACATCGTTACTCACAGTTCAGGGTGGTGGTTTATTTACTGGCATTATTACAGCAAGAAATGCTGTAACACAAGACTCCATTTCATTGAATGGACGTGCTGGTGGAACATCAAGTTTCAATCTTTCTCTTACACCAACAACACTAGGGGCATCAAGAACCGTAACATTCCAAGATGTTAGTGGAACTGTTTATGTATCTGGTGGAACTGATGTAACTCTTGCTGATGGTGGTACTAATGCTTCATTAACGGCAGTTAATGGTGGAGTTGTATATTCTACTTCATCAGCAATGGCAATTACTGCTGCTGGGTCTGCTGGACAAGTATTAACTTCCAATGGTGCTGCTTCTCCTACATGGAGTACACTTAATGCAAGTCCAATTACTGTTTGCTGTACTTCTAACTTCCTCTCTTGTAACACTTCTGCTACAAACATTGATACTAAGTCTCCTCCATCTAATAACTTCTTCCTGGGATGTAATGCAGGATCTTCTATATTCACTGGATCTTCTAATATCTTTTTAGGTCCTAATGCTGGTACGTCCAACCAATCTGGTTCTAATAATGTCTTTTTAGGATGCAACTCAGGTTGTTTAATTACTGGTGGTTGCAATGTTGTTATTGGTGGATTTACTGGAACTGGATTTGTCAGCTGCACCAACCATATCTTCTTATCTGATGGTGCAGGAAACAATAGAGCCCAATTTAATGGTTCTGGTGCATTTGGTCTCAATGGTGCTAATTATGGTACTGCAGGTCAGGTATTAACTTCAAATGGAACTGCCGGTGCTCCTACATGGCAAGCAGCTTCTGGAGGATTAACACTTACTGATGATACTTCAACAAACGCAACCAGATACATTCCTATTACCAGTGCAACTTCTGGATCTGTATCAACAGTAAATGTATCATCAACAAAACTTCAATTCAACCCATCAACTGGAAATCTTTCAGCAACACAATTCACATCACTCTCTGATGTGACCCAAAAAACAAATATTCAACCAATAGAAAATTCAATTGAACTTACAAAACAACTTCAAGGTGTAAGATTTGATTGGATAGATAATAATAAACCATCACTTGGTTTGATTGCTCAAGAAGTTGAGAAGGTTCTTCCAGAACTTGTAGAAACGAGTGCTGATGGAACAAAATCAGTATCTTATGGAAACATCGTTGGTGTATTGATTGAAGCAATCAAGGAACAACAAGTTCGTATTGAAGAACTGGAGAGAAAGTTAAAACAATAAAATGTCGGATTTAAAAAATTTAATATTTTATGGAAATGATATAAATCAAATTATTTCCATAAAGAAGTATATTGATGATGAAAATATTAAAACAAAGTTATTTAATGTACGTACAAAACAAAAATTTATAAAAGAACAAAGAGATTGCGAAATTGTTTGGATTTCTAAAGATAAAAAAAATATAATCAGTTCTTTTCTAAAAAATCTTGTAAAAAATATAAATCAAGATAATTGGAAATTTAAACTTTCTGATTGGCAAACTAATATGCAATATACTAAATATTGTAATTTTGGACATCATTATGATTGGCACACTGACGTATTAGATAATTCTGATCCTAATTTAAAAAGATTAATAACTATAATTTATTGCCTAACACCAAAAAATAATTATAAGGGATGTAAATTGGAAATTAAATATGATAATGAAATTTTTTCAAAAAAATTAGATGAAGGTGATTATGTTGTTTTTCCTTCAAACTTGATTCATAGAGCAACACAACTTATATCTGGTGAAAGAGAAGTTTTAGTTGGTTGGTACGGATAATGAATAAAAAAATTACAATATTAACAGAACCATTTCCACATTTAATTGCTGAAAACTTTTATGATGAAGAAGAGTTAAAACTAATTTGGGAAGTGCTTGATTCAATAACAGAAGAGCAAAAGTTTTTACCTCCAGGACATGTTCATGGAGCATCTGCTGTTAAAGATGATAAGGTAGTTTTTCTCACGAATCATAAGGCAATACGATTAAACGATTTTTATAACCAACAACCATATTCAAATATTTTTAAATTATTTAAAAAAAAAATTGATCATCAATTTATAAGTTCTTTTGTTGATAGATTTCCACAATTTTTGAGTTTATTGGATTTAGAAAATTCTCACTGTCTAGTAAAAGCAAGATATTATGCTAATGGAGAGTATTATAAACCTCATACTGATTATAGAAGTAATTATGCAATATTTACTTATTTCAACAAACAACCAAAAAAATATACGGGAGGAGAATTATATTTCCCACAATATGGAAACTATCACTTTAAATGTGAACACAATACTATAATTCTTACTCCAGCATATGTAAAACATTCTGTCAAAAAAGTAAATATAGGACAAGAAGATTATAATAATAATTTTGGAAGGTATGCAATTACTTATTTTATTGGTATGATACCTTCACCAATGTATCCAGAACTTTCAAATAAATGGAAAATAAAAGAATGGGATGTTGAAAATGAATAATATTCATCAAATTTATCATACATCGCATTGTGGTTCAACTTTAATGTCTACTTTGTTGAGATTTTCTTCAGAAGTTTATTCAGAACCTCCTTGGTTGCATTCAATATTGACAGAAGAAGATTCTAAAAAAGAATTTTATAAAATCTTGAATGAAAGATCTGATTGTATAATTAAATTTCCAAGTATATATTGTTCTTTTTCTAATTTTTATCGTGGGAAAAAAGTATTTTTATACAGAAATTTAACTCATCATTTAATTAAAATTTTATCTTTAGAGAAAAAAAGAATTGAAAAAATAGTCTCTCAAGTTGATTTCTATGGTAACAAATGTCTGCATCCATTAGTTAAAGAACATTCTTTGGAATCCGATATTAAAAAAATTACAGCAATGTGGATGAGTAGAATATTATATCTAATGGAAGTTGAAGATGTTTTGTGGATTAAAAGTAATGATTTTTTTACAAATAAAAGAAAAACCTTAGATAGTGTTTGTGAACACTTTAATATTCCAAAAGTTGAAGATTTCTCTATTTCCGAATATTATGTAAAAGAAATTGGATTTAAACCGGGGATTGAAATTCCTTTGAGTAGTATTATCCCAGATACAAATAAAAAAAATTCTGTAGATTCTTCTTTTGGTATTATTAATGAAGATTGTGATATTAATTTTGATATTGAAACTATGGTCTTGTGGACTCAAGAAAATTTCCCATCAATTCCTTTTGATTTGCTTTAATATTTTGTATAAATAATCAAATAAATAAAAAAATTTATTATCAACGATAGTATAAATTAATATGCCCAACCAATTCTTATCCCCAGAGGGAGATTTAGAAACTTTTAACTATTTTGTAACAGAGTATTGGTTAATTGATCAATATATCGGTGATAAATTGTTTGTTTGGGGACCAAATAGTTTTGGAGCGTTAGGAAATAATACTTCTTCAAATGATGGTGGTAGTGTTTATCCAGTCACTACATTTGCAGGAGGAACCAACTGGAAACAAGTAAGTGCTGCAGGTCAACATACAGCAGCAATCAAGACTGATGGAACTCTATGGGTTTGGGGATCTAATAGTTATGCACAACTAGGAGGCAATACATCAGTCAGTAGATCCACTCCAGTCACCACATTTGCAGGAGGAACCAACTGGAAACAAGTTTCTGCTGCGGGGTCCTCCGTGGCAGCAATCAAGACTGATGGAACTCTATGGACTTGGGGACGTGCTATTGATGGACAACTAGGAAACAACCTCGGCCGTCCTGGCGTAGGAATCGGAGTAGCTAGATCCACTCCAGTCACTACATTTGCAGGAGGAACCAACTGGAAACAAGTTTCTTGTGGTTCTAATGATTCTGTGGCAGCAATCAAGACTGATGGAACTCTATGGGTTTGGGGACGTAATTATAATGGACAACTAGGAAACAATGAAGGAAAATCTGGGTTTACAGCACTTAGTAGATCCACTCCAGTCACCACATTTGCAGGAGGAACCAACTGGAAACAAGTTTCTGTTGGAAGAGGTCATATGGCAGCAATCAAGACTGATGGAACTCTATGGATTTGGGGACTTAATGCTTATGGACAACTAGGAAACAATACAACTAGTACAAGTCAAACTGGTATATGCACTCCAGTCACAACATTTGCAGGAGGAACCAACTGGAAACAAGTGAGTTGTGGAGACAACTCTACAGCAGCAATCAAGACTGACGGAACTCTATGGGTTTGGGGACGTAATGCTATTGCAGAATTAGGAATCAATAATACAACCAATAGATCCACTCCAGTCACCACATTCGCAGGAGGAACCAACTGGAAACAAGTTTCTTGTGGAGGTTTTACATCAGCAATCAAGACTGATGGAACCTTATGGATTTGGGGACGTAATTATCGTGGAAATTTAGGAAATGGTAGATTTCAGTCTAGTGGATTTGATTGCACAACAACTCCAGTCACAACATTCGCAGGAGGAACCAACTGGAAACAAGTTTCTGTTGCGGGTAACGTAGCAGCAGTAACATCAGGAGAACAAATTGATATATTTGATCCTACTATATCAAGTGTGGCTCCACCACCACCACCAGCGCCACCACCACCACCACCTGGAGGAGGTGGCGATGATAACTAAAATAATTAATATAAATATTTAAAAAAAGTAAATATGGAATTCGCACTTATACACGATAATCAATTATTACTTGGTCCTATTGGATTTAATGTTCGTATGATCAATTCTGAATTGGAAGATTTAGAGTTGGACGATAGAATTTCTACGCAAAGTTATTCGCAAGTTCCAATTCATTTTTCTGATGGTCTTACCCATTTAGTTCCTGCTACAAAAACAATCCCAGATCACAATCCAAAATATCACAATGTTGGGAATTTTAATTGGGAAATCGTTGAAGATATTGAAGATGATATTGCAGTTGAAGTTAAATTTGTTTATCCAATTAATAATAAGTCATTAGATCAAATCAAAAATGAATATAAATCAGGTGTAAAACCAGAAAGACAAAGAAGAGAAAATACCACAGTTGGAGTTACTATTAATAATTCTGCAGTTACAGTATCTACAAGTAGAGAAAGTAGATTAGAATTTATTTCCAAACTTCTTGGTAATGAAGGTCCATACAATTTTAAGTTTGATAATGGAACTTGGGTAGAAATTACCAAAGCAGATTTGGAATCTATTATTTCACAGATTGATTTGAAAGTTCAAGAAGCATTTGATTGGGAACTTGCAAAACTTGCAGAGATTGATGCTTGCGAAAGTGCTGAAGCAGTTTATGAAATTGAGATTGTTCCACCTGCAGAAAGACCAGAAGGACCTGGATTAGTCTAATATGCCAACATTTAATTTTAAAACATCCAGTGGAACAGATTTAGGTAATCTTAATCTCGGTTGGATTACCAAAGATTACTTAATGTCTGTGTATCCACAGATTGCAAATCAGATGATTACTCCGGAGTTATGGACTTGGGGAGTGGGTGGTAATGGACAACTAGGAAACAATACAACAACCGATAGATCCACTCCAGTCACCACATTCGCAGGAGGAGCAAACTGGAAACAAGTAGGTTCTAGATATAATGTGGGTGCTGCAATCAAAACTGATGGAACCTTATGGACTTGGGGACGTAATTCTTATGCAATGGTAGGAGACAATACAGCAACCAATAGATCCACTCCAGTCACCACATTTGCAGGAGGAACCAACTGGAAACAAGTTTCGGTTGGAGCAAGAACACTATCTGCAATCAAAACTGATGGAACCTTATGGGCTTGGGGAACGAATGCTAATGGACAAGTAGGAGACAATACAACAACCAACAGAACCACTCCGGTCACCACATTCGCAGGAGGAACTAATTGGAAACAGGTTGATAATGGATATTTTCATACAACAGCAATAAAAACAGATGGAACCTTATGGACTTGGGGACATAATTCTTATGGTCAAATAGGAAACAATACATCAGGAACCAATAGATTAACTCCAGTCACAACATTCGCAGGAGGAACCAATTGGAAACAAGTTTCTTGTGGTGCTTATCATACAGCAGCAATCAAGACTGATGGAACCTTATGGACTTGGGGACATAATTCTTATGGTCAAATAGGAAACAATACATCAGGAACCAATAGATTAACTCCAGTCACAACATTCGCAGGAGGAACCAATTGGAAACAAGTTTCTTGTGG